AACTCTGTAAAATCTATTCCATCAATACCAATTGCCTTTATATCCCCACCCACCCATTTTTTATTTTTTGCTCGATGAATTTTAGCTCCACTACCATCCTGCCTAGTAAAAATCTCTTCGCTCTTCCCTTCCGACCACCACAGTGACAACATTTTCGCTATATCTCGCTCACCCTGATTCCCTTTACTTTTGGGATTTCTATGTCCTTGTCGCACCACCTTCCAACATAATAGTTTACTCCATCGAGGACGTGCCGCATCCAGTTGCTTTCTCAGAATAGATACATCCTGTTTTCCCGAAATACTAACGTCAATTTTAAATTTTGTAATCATACACACCCTATACACACCCTATACACACCCTATACACACCCTATACACACCCTATACACACCCTATACACACCCTATACACACCCTATACACACCCTATACACACCCAGCTCCACGCTATCCCTAACACAAAAGCCCTACATTCAAGAATCGGCTACGCCGCTTTGAGATAATTTCGAATTTTGAAACTACCGTAAACCCTGCTATTACAAACAAAGTAGCAATACCTGTTTCTCTGAAAACTATATAAAGCAACAAGCATGTCAAGAGCCACCTAATATAATCCACATTTCGGATATATTTTTTTATAACTTCCCCCTGTATAACATTGAAGTCAGCAGGCTTATGTCCCTGACATATTGTTAGTATAAAACGGCTTGTCAGCACAAGCCCCGCTACGCCGACGTGTTAGAAAATAATATGCTTTTTGTTTACATTTATTGCATAGCCTCATTAGTCCACGAAAAGAATAAGGCCAATCTTGGACATACAATAAATTCTTACATCCTTCACAGTAATATTTATTAATATTCATTTTTTTCCTTCTAACAAAAAAAATCAAAACGGGCGGCTTTATGCCCGTCCGATGCATTCGCTTGTTAGGTGTCTTTTTCTTTGATTTCCAGATCGAATAAATCATATCCATCAGAAAAAGAATTTTGTATCTTTCTATAAGTTTTTCCTATATATATATTTATCCTAAGCAATGTAGGTTTCTAACTTCTGATATTTTCAATTGCATTTAAAATTTCTTTTTCTGTCATTTTTATCTCCTTCTTTTTAGTCCTTTTATAAGCTAACCCCCCACACACTACATTAACACATCAACTTCTTACTTTAGGCTTTCGATTAGCAATCCTGTTTTCCTTCGCCTTTTCCTTTTGCTCACCCAAACCATACTCCATCTCAATTACATGTAATTCATCTTCCACAATACCCCTACTACTTTTATAGTAATCACTAATCTCGCTATTTTCCGGTATATCTCTCTCATACCCAAGTTCTACCCTAAACGACTCATAATTACCAAGATTATATACCCTAGCTAGCTTCACACTAATTCTATCATCCATCAAAACCTAACTTTCGGCTTCCTAGCCACTGTAAATTTTTTCTCCACATCTATCCACAAATCAATCACTCTCTCCCTTAACTCATGCTCTAAATTATTCGCCTCAATTACCTCTATTGCTCTATCTACATGCGCCCACTCAGCACCAAAACAATCAAATTTTGTAGCTTCAGTCATCTCCTTCACGTATATTAAATTACCTCGTACATCGTCTATACCATGACCAAACATAATATATATTGGTGCTTCCCTATATGGATCATCAATAGACGACTTTTTAACATAACATATCGATTTGATACCCTTAACTTTTTTTATAATCTTTTTACCAATCGTGATTTGCTTTTCTACCGCCCGTCCCTGAAAGGCGGGTGCAACTTTAATCCGCAATGACGAATAAAACGGAATACCCTTGCCACCCGTTGTATATTCTCCAGAATCCCCCTGGCGCACTTGATTAGTACAAACAACCAACCAATTCTGTTTTTTCACTACCCGACACGTTTTCCGTAGTTCCTGCGAAAAATCTTTTGCCCGCTTCATACCCATCTTATCACCCTGTCCCATTTCTAACTCAGTGGACAACGCTGCTAGAGAATCTACACCAATCCCATGTATTATTTCAGTACTATCCTTTTTCTCCTCCTTCCCCCATCCACGTCTAATTTCCTCAAACACCTCCACCACTGTATCAGGACGATAATAATTATCTTTATTAATATCAACTCCGTATATCTTTGCGTACTCTTTATCCATCCTAGCTTCAGGATCTAATATTTTAGTATCACCCCCCCTCAATTGTATAGAAGCTACTACCTCCGACAAAATGGACGTTTTACCCGCTCCAGACGGCCCATATATTTCCACAATAATTCCACCCGGAATACCACCGCCTCGTATACGCCCACCAAATATAGCCAAGTCTAACAATGTTGATCCAGTAGAAACTACACCACCCACCTGTCCATCCTCTAGTGGATATACTATCGGGGCTTGTAACCCACTCTCAATTTCTTTACTCTCTAAATTATTCATCCCCATATAATACCCCAATAATAACAAATAAACGCACGTTATTAAAATGGTACATCCGACAAACCATCAGCCACTTTTGCACAATCATCCCATTTCGAACACGTAGCACACTTATCAAAAACATCTATGTCTTTACCAAATGTACCGCCCATAGGACAACTATCTGTCGGCGTATCCAGTTTCGGTTGCTCAGCCGACCTACTTCGTACCCTTCGCCGTGGTGCATGCATTGCATCTGGCAATACTTGCTCTTCAGTATTCTCATTACAACTACTTTCATGCTCTTCATTATCACTACTATCACTCTTCCCATAATATATTAAACGAAGTTCATCGTAAGACAATATCTCGATCATATCATCCAAACAGTATGCCTGCTCCAAAATTTCATCAGAAATCACATAATCACGATCTATTAGCCTATGTCCAATAAATTCAGTTTTTGACTCTTTTGTAAAAGAAATTGATTTTCCTATTTCCGCATCAGCAAACGGAATAAATCCACCAGTTTTAGGCGCTCTAGCAAGCGGAGCCAAATGACGCTCCATAAACCAATGTGCAACTTCCCAAATCTGCACACCTTTATTTTCTTCTCTATCACTATCATAACAAAGCATATTATAAACCACTCGACGCTTTGGATACTTCAACTTTATCATTTCTTCATCATATTCACCCATTCGTTTTAGTTCATTTATATGCTCACAAATTGGGCACGGCCTATTATAATTTCTAGCTGGGCATATATATGTACTTTCATTAGCCCCAATACCCCTATGTACCCACACATCCAAAACATAATTTATATCACCCTTAGTCAACTTTGGATCGTTACTTCCCACAATATACGGCACAATATCAATAACATGTGGATCTTTAGTACTCATCTCACATTCCCAAAAAAAGACACCATCTATTTTTCCTTTTTTAAAAAACGATGCCCCCCGCCCTGTAGACTCTCTATTCTCATAAGACTCTCGTACACGTTTTACCATCTGCTCCCGCATTCTATCTCGCAAAGACTGATTCGCCATTATATACCCCCTTTCTTTCTATTCAGTATTTGTCTATGCCTATCCATTACACCTTCATCCATAACTTTTCTTGTTTTTTCTGATATATCTACCTCCGAATAATAAGAATTCAGCCACAATTTAACTAAATCCTGTAAATTTCCTCTTCGATGCTCAAATGCATCCTTAATCCCTGATAACAACATCGCATCCTTTTTAGCCTCTAGGTACTTACTTTCAATTGCTACATATTCTTCATGTGTTATCACGTACTCTCCCACCGAATCATTAGTAATCTTAACATCGTCTCCCAACAATTTAGGATTTCTTCGTACTTCTAAAGATAATCGGGCCTTAACTTGCTCACACTCCCGTTTTAATTGGTCACGTACCACAACAACTTCTACATATCTATTCGACCAATATACATAACGTGATGCATGCTCCTCACACTCCTCTTCTAACATATCTCTATCTATTTCTATATCAGTCTTAAAATTTCGTTCCATTTTTCCACCTCCTTATTATTTACTATACTTATCGACGGCTATCATTAAATACTTTAGCTTTTATTTATAGTTTCTAATACTTTAAAAATACAGCTAATCTGCTCCTCAGACAAACAGCTAATCTGATACTCAGACAAACAATTAATCTGCTCCCCACTCAACCAATTAATCTGATGCCCAAACAAACAGCATATCTGATGCCCAAACAAACAGCATATCTGATGCCCAGACAAACAGCATATCTGATGCCCAGACAAACAGCGTATCTGATGACCAGTCAACCAACTAATCTGATCCCCAGTCAACCAACTAATCTGATCCCCAGTCAACCAACTAATCTGACCCTCAGTCAAACAGCTAATCTGACCCTCAGTCAAACAACTAATCTGATTCTCAGTCAAACAGCATATCTGATGACCAGTTAACCAACTAATCTGATAACCAGTCAAATACCTAATCTGATAACCAGTCAAACAACTAATCTGATAACCAGTCAAACAACTAATCTGATAACCAGTCAAACTACTAATTTGATGACCAGTCAAACAACTAATCTGATAACCACTCAACCAACTAATTTGATGATCAGTCAACCAACTAATCTGATCCTCAGTCAAACAGCTAATCTGATCCTCAGTCAAACAGCATATCTGATGCCCAGTCAAACAGCGTATCTGATGACCAGACAAATGTCTAATCTGTGCCTCAGCCAAATTTATATTATCATTCAACAAAACACATCTACATTCATTTATTTTATCTTTTAACTGCTTCCTATATATTTCTATATCAACCTTAAAATTTCGTTCCATTTATCGCCTCCTTATTATTTACTATACTTATCGACGGCTATCATTAATACTTTAACTTTTATTTAAAAATCATATTATACTCTATATTTCTATTATATATCTATTTTCATTTTTCTGAAAAATTATACTCCTCTTATCATATCTTAAACTCACATGCTTTTTTAGTACTCCAAGCACCATCAATATCAGTAATATCAATCTCAATATCAAATGGCACAATAATCCAAGAAAATCGACGTTTTATCTTACTACATGCTATATCATACGTCGTAGACAAAACATATTCTTGCTCAGGCACGTATAAATCGTATACACCAGAATCATGTATCTGCCCAACTATTTTCGTTTTCCATCCCTCTATCTTTCGTATTCTATTAATCTGTATAAGTGACCACAGCAAACAATGAAACGCAGTAGCTTGAAAAGGCGTATTAATTATTTGGTTATGTGTAAGCACTCCACCACGTCGATGTCCAAACATAGTCTGCACATATCCATATCTTCGATAAAAATCAATAGATTTCTCTTGCCACGCCCTAAAAACGCTAAATTTATCCCAAAACTTGCGTTCAATCTCCTTCACATGATTTTCAAAATCACAGTACTCTGTACTACGCCCCCCTATAATCCCCTTATTCCTTAAATGCTTCCTAACTGTTATATTATCTGCTGTCTTTATCTCAAAGCAGCTATTAAAAATATCAACTGCACACGTTTTATAATAGCTACCATAAAATTCAGGGAATACAAAACGACTCTTAATTTCCGAACGCAATATAGAAGTACACTGATTATTATCTAAAGAAAATAAATCCATTGCTTGATCTCTATGCATATCAGAATCAAGCGTATTTAAATAATCAATTAATACGGGATCTCGTGTATAACATGCAGCAACTCGTACTTCAATACCAGAATAATCCCACTCTACTAATTTATTTCCCGTGGACGGTATTATACCCCCTCGAATCACTTTTTTAGCTGTTTCGTCTCTTACAGGAACATTCTGAAAATTTGGAAATGACGAACTCGACCGATATGTACGTGTGGTGTGTAAATCAAAAAATGGGTGTAATTTATTCTTAAAAGAACATCTTTTATATTGCGCTAAATATGTATCTTTTATTTTAATTAATGCTTTTAATAACAACAACTTCTTACAATAAGGTAACGATAACTCAAACAATACCTCTTTATCCGTTGATAACGCACCCGTACCCGTCCTCTTTTTCGTAGTATAGCCCAGCACATCAAACAATAAAACAGACAAATCCTTATGCGATCTGATATTAACATCCCTACCAAATCGAGCACGAAACTTCTTATTTTCTTCCGACGCTTTTAAAGACAATAAAAGTTTCGTTATCCGCTTCGCTATCTGTACACCCTCTTGCTCATAGTGCTCCATATCAATTTGTATTCCATCTTTTTGTATATCTGAAAACACAAACAACCCCAAATGAAAAAATCGATACGCCCTATAAAGATCTGCACAGCTCGTTACTTCTTTTATTTGTTCCTTATACAATTTATACGTAAACAATGCATCAGCCGCATTATATGTACATAGATCAACTAATGGTGCCTCCCCCAATCGATTAGGACCACCAATATATGCACTTTTCATATAAATAGAAATTTTGTCATTATACGGCTCAATGCCCCAACGAACATATGTTTGATATTTTAAACCTATAGATTTATTCTGCGTTTCTAATATATGAGACGCTATCATAGTATCCCATTCCCAACCTTGTACATTAACATCAAACACTTTAAACGACCATATATCCTCAAATTTTAAATTCTGTGCTATTTTTTTACAATTGGGATTCTGTAAAATCGTTTGCCACAAATATGTTATAGTATCAAACTGTTCAGAATCCCAATGTTTATATTGGTAAGGAAAGGAGTACCCCTTATCCGCACTAATAGCAATGCCAATTGACCATATCATTGCATCAGTATGATATGGCGAAATAGCTGTAGTTTCATAATCAAATGCTATTTGTAAACATTCTTCATCTATCTTTTTTAGTATATCAAAAACATCAGTATACTCAGTTAGTACATGTACATTTTCAAATACATTATCAGTAGGTAACGCACCACGATTCAAACACGTCATAGCCCATTCTAAATCACTATCAAATATAGACTCTACATTTACATCACCTCTTTTATTTCTATGGAAAATAAAAGACGGATGGTACATAGGCATCACCCAAGCACCAGTCATTCTATCCGGTATGCAACGCCGCCGCCATCGATCAACAGTAAACTTTTTAAATCGCCCCATATAAAATGATTCAATCGCCCTATCTCCTACTAACCAAATAAACTTTGGTTTTAGCTTTTTTATCTCATCATCTACCATAGATTTACAACATTTTAATTCCTTTTTTGTCGGTTGCCTATTATTTGGTGTATCGCAACCTACAACAAATAATCTATAAAAATCTTTAGACAAATCTAATCCATAACGCCTAAGTTTTTCTTCAAATAGCCGCTCTATGCCTTTATTCATACATTCTAATATGATTAAAATATCACGCTTACCCTCACCAAGAATATGTAACTGTCTTCTATTACCCTGTTTATATAATTCACAAACATCACATGATATACTATACATACCTGCCTTCTCCCCCAAAAATAATGTTTGCTGCTTCTGCATTTGTATAGTAAAAAACCCTTTACGTTGCATTGCGCACCTCTATACGCTATATAGTTATACATAAGTACTACTTTACTATATCTGTCTCTACCTATACCCAATAATAAAATATGAATCTAAACACACCTGCCCTAAACTCAGTTGTTGTAAAACCATAACCTGATCATCCTCATTATATTCATCCTCTCTTTCTGCAATAATACCAATCCGCATAACATGTTGTCTCTTCTCTTCTTTTGTCTGGTTTAACGACAACATTAAATCTACATGTGCTAATTTACGAATATCTTCAGCGGTATCTATCTGCGACACTGATTTCTTTTTAATTGAATCCCGTGTAGATTGACTAGCCGTAACAACTAAGCAATGTTTAGTTGCTGCCATATTTTTCAACATCTTCCATGTTTCATCTATCTGTGACCGTCTATCTATGCTTTTAGCTTCCGGTGCCAAAATATCTGCATAATCTATAACAATTACATCTGGTATAAAATCTTCAGTATATTCTAAACTGGCTATACCACGACATAAATCAGATAAATTTGCAGAATGTGCTGGATATGTCTTTATCCGTAAGTAACTATCTAGACGCATACGCTGCAAGGCTAACAATTGCCTAGTTAACGTTACAGGACTCAATCGTTTTCGTTCTTCCTTCGTATACCACACAGATGGAACAAATCCAGCTACACCATGTACTCTACAATAATCACATATAATGTGCTCTTTGTTCTCTTTATATTGGGGTAGATAACCATCACTACCCATTAATTTCCTAATACCCATACGTTCTACTTTTTCACATGTACCATCTTGATTTTTCAAACAGTCAAAACAGGGTAACAACACATTTGTGTTCTTTTCGTTTAGTGCAACTAGCCGCTTATAAAACCGCATAGCTACAGCCTTATCAGACATTTCTAGACTGACAAACACCGTATTAAGCTTATGCAATGCGGCTTGTGTAGCCATTTCCAGTAACCACCAACTCTTTCCTCTTTTCATAGGCCCAAGAAAACCAACTAGCCAATCCCGATGAAATCCCCTATTTAACTTCGTAAAATCACCAGGTAAACTAAATAACGGTTCACTTCTATCCTCAAACGTCCTTTCCATGTACTCAAGATCACCTAATGGATTAGTCCAAGTAGTCGTCTCTTTAGCTACTTGTTTATACTTTTGTATTTGTTCCTCAGCTAAGTCCAATTTATCAGAAGCTAATAATTTTTTGATATTCTCAGATATTATCGATAATCCCCGCATTCTAAAATACACAACCGTCTGATCTATTAAATAACTAATATTGAATTGTTCAGATTCTTCATACTCCTTTGACAAATTAGCAAGAAACCCTAATATTAATTCACCCTCAGCTTCCGACAAATAGTCCTTATTTGTATCAAATAAATTTTGTATATGCTTACCTGGCGCAACTCGGTACTCAAAATAATAAACAAGCACCCACTTCACTGTAATCTTCACATAATCAACCAAAAAATAATTTAGGTCAATTATAGAACACATCTCTTTACAAAAAGCATCAGAAACAATCAAACCAGTAAGAATCCTTTTCTCTATACTATTGTTGATGTTCCTTCTCTGTATTTTCATTTAATTAAGCTCCCCCATTTCTTTCAAATAATTCGGTAAAATTTGATTAAACGTGTATTCTGAACACAAGTTACCTATATGTACCGTACCTTTAAAATACTCTGTTACCGCATTAATAAGACTATCAACTAGTTCATATGCTGGCTGCATCTCTGACAATCTATGCCTTTTATGAAATTGATATAGCATATTACTAGCTTTAATAATCTTATTTCTGTCCACCGCTCGTAACTCTCCTTCTTTGCTACTATATATAGACAATAGTCTATCAGCAGCTATTTTAGCGATCTCATTTGTAGGTTCTAAAATAGCTCTATTCTCACTACGTTTTTTTGGTTCGTTTTTTAAAAGATGTAAGCATCTGCTTTTGTAACCGTGATTATTGCCTACATAAGAATTCCAAAAGAATACTGCTACATTCATATTACGTAATGTCTCTTTAGTCTTAATCATTGGTAGATACTCATTATCCAAAGCCTCAAGTGCGTGCTTATCTATCGCAATTTTTATTTGCTCTTGTGTTAATATAGGTATCTCCTTATATCCAACAGTCAACACCTTACTGATAATATCAATGGCTCGTTTGGCTACTGTTGATTTATGTTGTGCTTGTGGCTGTGGTAAACGTGTACCATCTATTCTTATGTCCTTCCAATACTGCATAATTTCTAATGCTTCAACTTTAACTTTTCGATGTTGTACATTACTTGGGTTTTCTAATAATTTCAACAACTTATGGTGACTTATTCTATAACTACGAACTGATTTTTCTTCTTTTGTTATTAACACACCAATTTTGCAAAGCATTTTAATGGCCATAACTTGTTTATGATAAGCTAATCCTGTGTTTTCTGTTCGTTGCTTTATATCGCTACAGAAATAGTTATTCTGTAATTTACCTAAAATACGAAAATGTTGCTCCTCCATTACAAAATTTGTAAGAATAATTGCTGCTTCTACTCCAAATATTTTAATTGCATTTATGTTAAGTGGTAAATAAGGCTTATCAAACAGAATACCATAAGCCAATCTTTCGTTTTTGTAAACACCATAATCCATAAAATTGGTTACGCCTCCATATTCATATATCTTTAATATATCTGATCCTCATTTTTTTAACAAAAAATTTTTTATTATATCTTATATTTTCCTTACGTCAATATTATGACGCAAATATGCTGTATAAACTATACATAGCATATTAGTAATCAAATAAATTTTTTCTATTTAAAATGAACTTAAAATAGTGGAGAAGAGTAGAGTAGAATTGCATAAAACTGTATACGTAACTGTGATTGGTTATCTACAGATAAAAAGTAATATTTTATTTTTCTGGAATAGGTTATTTTAGTTTTACTTATGCAAATTTAGTTCTTTCAATTAAATTCTACATATAAGTAATAAATCCTATAATCATTATTTTAATAATAAATTTCTTATAAAAAGAAGATAAAATTTTCCGAAGGAAAATATATTCCCATTTTCGCTATTCGCGAAAATGGGAATTAACTATAGTTATACATATTGCAAAATATTTTTATTGGTTTTAAAAGGAGGGATTTCTAGATACGATTATTAAAGATTATTTTATTTTTTAAAACTATTTATTAAAATTAATATAAAAAATTAAAATTAAATTAATCTAGAAAACTATTTATTTACTACGCTCACTTCGTTCACTACGTAAATTATAGTTTTACTACGTTCACTTCGTTCACTAGTAAAACTAGTTCATTCTTTTTTAATATTAAGAAAAGAAAAAAAATACAAAAGAAAGAAGATTAATAAAGAAAGAGAATTACAAAAGAAAGAAAATTAAAAATAAAAGAAAGAAAAGATATAAGAGAAAGAAAAATTATAGAAGAAAGCAAAGTATAAAAGGAAAAAATGAAAAAGTCAAATTCAGAAACAAAAAAATAAATAAAGTTGAGCTTGGTTTTTATGTAAAAAAATAATTAATGATTATCAACATGCCTTAATTTACATTGTCAGCATACCTGAGAGCTACGTCAAGGAACGATTAGAAAAATATCTATGGTCTACTACTGTTTTTATAGATCTTCGTCTCATGTAGCTCTCAGGTACGTGAGACGGTTATTAAATATTTAATACAAAACCAAGAAAAAAGAGAAAGCTGAAGAAAAGTGTATTTTGGTATTTAAGGTAGAAACGAACTGCTGACGATTAGCATATTGCAATTGGATATTCTACACACCTGAGAGCCATTGTAGCCTATGATTAGAAGATACCCTATAACTTAGTATAGTTTTTTTATGGAATGGTCTCACGTGACTCTTAAGCGGGTTTAGATAGAAGTCAGACATTTTGTCCAAAAATATCGATTTTAAGATTTCGTACATCATCATCTAACATATCGGCAGGGTCGCCATAAGGTAAAATGAGTAATTCAGTTTTCTCTATTCCCGGTAAGGTGTCAAAACACTGACACAACTTTTCTGCTTGTTCTACAGCTTGAGGCTCACTGTCATACATCACAAAAACATTACGTATATGTTTTTTGCTAAGTTGGTAAACTTGTTCCTTTGTGTACTCAAGACCGAAAGTTGCAACCGTACCAGCCCCCATACGCCATACGTCAGTAATACCTTCTACAATTACAACGGTATCGCCCACGGTATCAATATTATATAAACAGTGCTTTATTGGTATTACTGCGTTATTGTTAGAACAATGTCTGTATTGTCTAGTAAACACATTAACAGAACTAAAATTAACTATCTGATCGTTTAGTATTACTGGAATAATAATACTAAATTTGTGAGAGGAAGTGTTGTTACAGAATTTAAGTTTGTACTTACGTTTTATTTCTTCCAGATTAAATCGGCGTTTAATTAGGTAGTCGTAGTGGTATTGTTCCCATTTATCCATCATATATTTTGGAAATTCACACACTTCTTTTTTTGATATTACATTATTAATAAGTATGTTAGAATGAGTGTTTTCTATTTTACCAATTAATTTTTCTATTGGTCCCTTTTCTCCACAAATCCAACAATTGAACCACTTTGATTCTAAATTAATGCCCAAATGGTTTGAGTGATCAATGCAAAAGGGACATTGAATGTTCACCCATCCAAAAGTAACATTCTTACCTTGCTCATAGTATATAATATTCTTTGCTTTTAAGTATGTAATTATATCCATAAACACCACCTGATCACTATCTATATTATTTACTTAATATTAAATAATACTTCACAATTACTTATTTTATTACATCCAGTCCATATCCATGTACAAACAAACGCGCTCACCGAAATGTGATATTAAGTAAGGATGACTAGAGTCAAAAAAATCATAAATTATTATGTCTTCTTTGTCTTTTGTTTTGCGTAAACCCCTTCCTACTGTTTGTAGTGTGGCGATTTCACTTTTACCACCTGCTCCGTTTATTAGTATATTTAAAGAGGGGATATCAACACCCTCTTTCCAGACCGCTGTAGCCACAACACACTTTATTTTTTTTGAAATTAGTAGTTCCCGTATTTGTTCTCTATCGTCACCTTCTGTAGCTCCTCGTACAAAATGTATTATAAAGCTGTGTAACTCTTTTGCCATGTTTGTTAATATTTCACCATGTTCAATATGACGAACAATAATTAATACCGTTTCTCCTTTGTCCGTGTGTTGTTTAGCTATTTCTATTATTGCTTTATTTCTTGTTTTATTTTCCGTTACGCCAAGTTTATACACTTCTGCGTATTTATATTGTTCTCTAATATTATGGTTATGTGGCATTTTTCTAAATACAATTTTTGGCTTAGCAAGAATAGCTTTTTTTTGTGCGTCTATGATTGTTAAGTCATCAATTAGTGGACCTACATATCCTTCCAAAGCTAATTTATTTTCTGTATGCTGTGGTAATGTAGCAGTGACACCAATACGAAAAGGAGCTAATATACTACCTAACACTTTTGCGTATGAACCAGTGAATGAACTTATATGATGGCATTCGTCAATAAAAACAGCATGATAGTAATCAATATATTTAGTGTGTACTTTTACATATGATTGTATTGTGGCAAGTGTTATTCGGCCTATTTCTTTTTTACCACCACCGAATACGCCGATGGTGTCTGATGGAAAACCGCATTCTATTAATTTGCTGTGTATCTGTTGTAGTAATGTGTTAGTATGACATAGAAATAATATATTATGTTCTTTTGGAATTGTAGACATAATTCCCAGAATTATGATCGTTTTACCACTATTATGTACAACTATGCCATTAGCAACAAAATTTCTATATGGATCTTTACATATAATATCGTATGTATCTTCTATCCCAACGAAAGTAATGGATTTAACCTTGGAAAACTGGGGGTTACCTTGACCAAAGTAGGAATAATCTGAATGAAGTTGCTTATGTGTAGTTATTAATATCTTTTCTAAATTCAACACATCATTATTGTTATGATTTCCATCTTTATGGTGTATATGGTACTTATTAGGATTAACAAATTTTAATTTTTTGATCTCTACTGTATTATTTTGTAATATTTTTTTGTACTCATTTAATGATATTTGATTTATATAAGATTCGTAAACCGCCCTATGGTATTCTACAACTTTATCCCAACCTATAGCATAGCTCCCTGATTTTATTTTTCTTGCATATGGATGATACCATAGCCTTCCTACAACATTATCCGGTACTTTTTTTTGTTTTGATTTATTATTTTTAGTAGCTTTTAAAGTGTCAACCATTATATTATCAAATTTGGTTAGATATAAAAGCTTTTTCCATCCTTTTGATGTAAGAAACAAATGATCTTTTGTAGCTTTTATACAACAGTTATTATCTAATTCAAGTAAGTATAGTTCCTTTTTACCAGAATAAACGACATCTTTAATTTCGTGCAGCAATATTTTGTTTTTATCATGTTTAAAACTTCGGACTTTCGTTACTATACATTCATCAAAAGCCGGACCGTTTGTTTGACCAGATTTTCCATGATACTTTAAATATAGATGTCTTATTGTTACATACGATCCCTTTTTTGCCCTATTTATATTTATATGAGTATCTCCTGAAATACACCCAGTTGGTGCTTTTATTACACCTCTTTGTACGTTTATTGCAGATTGCATTAAACGTAGTTGATAATCCCTAAACTCTATACCATCTATTTTAGGAGTAGTTACACATTTAATTTGTAAATCAACATCAATCCATTGTATTTTTATATCATTTTGTTCACAATAAGAAATAATTTTATCTTTAAATCCATACAAAGTATAACGACTACCATTATTAGTAAAAATTAAAGATTTTGAATACACCTTTCTTTCTTTTTTATATCTACCTTGTCGCCAATATTCTTTTTCATATTGCAATATCGGTGCTAATAATTTATGCCCACGGTTGATTTGGCAATAAGTGGCAGCGACAGTCGTTATTTTGATGTCCATTATTAAACTCCTGTTATACTTGTTTTACCTATTAAATCATATAAAAAATCTTTTATTTACATGTTCTAATACATACCTATCTTACTTAACTGCTTCTAAACATATTACGTTAGTTTGCTTTTTAATATGTTTTAATGCATATCTAGCTTGCTTAACTACTTTTAAATATATAGCTTTCGTTTGCTTAGATATAATTTGTAGCACGTATTCTTTTTTATATCTTTTATTACTTGCTCCCATTCTTGTTTATAATCCTTTAACGCTTTATCCATGTTTTCTCCTTTTATGGTAAACTATGTAATTAAAGAGTAATAATTAATGTGTTGACTGATTTTTGTGTTACGTTATATATGCAACAAAAGTAGTGACTTCATCTAAAGCGGTACGTATTCTTATGCCTTTCCATTTATATACCCATTTTAGATAATTTTCAATTAATCGAGTAGTTGGTGTGGTCTTTTTTTTAGGTATATATGGCTTATTACCTTTTGGTGAAATTAGTATTGAAAATATGTTCATTGTGGTATCTAATGCTAAGTAAATAATAATTTTAGCATCTGCTGAAAGTTTTTCGTATAATTCTTTTTTAATACAAAGAGTCAAAGGATTGTTTGTTGTATACAATTGATGTTCTAGCTCTGTTATTTCTACATAGTTTTGTGGCTCATAAGCCGATATCGCTAATTCGAGGTTACTTAACTTTTCCATTTTTTTCTCCTATTGTAGATATAAATTTTATTTTAGTTTTCTACATTATTATATAGGTGTTAGTCCTTCTAAACATAACAATCGTTCATAGGCCCATTCTACTACTTGCTTTTTTGTAGTCATTTTATTTAGTTCTTGCGACCATCGATTGAATTTCTTTTTTGTACGCATTATAGTTCCTTTTTGCATAGGTTCTGTAATTTCTTCTTTATATATATCAATATATTCATCAAACAATTTAAACAATTCTCTAAAATTTGTAACTATTGCTGCATGTGACATATAAATATACTCAGATAAAAACATCTGCATTGTTGCTGCTGCAAATTTATTAGGTGATATAATCGGTATTTGTTTGTTATTGATGTATACTTTCATTAGGTTCTCCTTATTATATGTATCGTTTTTTTTGTAGTAAAACCGCTGCACGCTCGTACATAACAGCCTCAAAATATTTCTCGTATACTTGAGGATTCTTTTTTTGTAGTATTTTTGCTGCTAGATTATTATCTACCCAGGCTTGTGCTTCATATATAACTTGTGCAGTAAATATAGGGTTACTTTTTAGTATTTGTTTAATTTCGATAATATCTGCCCGTATTTCTTTTATGTCTTTCATTTCTGACCATCCCAGTTTTTTAATGTAAGCGAAAACCAAGGACCCATATGTATTTATTCAGTTTTTCTTTAAGCAGTAAACAACTAGAATGCCTCATTAGCTTTTTGTATGCGCTATAATGAAATTTCTTCATGCACGATAGACATATTCCATGAGAAACACCAACACCTCGTTGCTTACCTAAAAAAGCGTTACAATAACAACAACGCCGTTCTTGATTATAACCAAACATTTTACACCTCCTGTTAGTAGTTTATAATACCATCTTCTGATAAACCTAATTTTATAATACGTTGTTTTACGTATTTTATACTTTCAGTTAGTATATCAGCATTCATTCTGTCACTATTTTTTGCGTATTTAATTAATTGTGATATCGGTAATGTTGCTCGGAATGCTATTGTTCCAGTGTTGTATTCACTGAGTATCCATGCATTTCGATTACTACCGATTATGTCTCGGTGTATTACAAAAGTAAATGGAATATCTTTAAAAGTTATTGTTCTTTTAGCATGAATTGTATTTATGTAGGGTTTAAAGTTTTTTGTTGCGATGATATTAAATTTCATTTTGTACTTCCTTTGTTAATAGTTTTTGTTATTGTACTATCTATTATTATATTCTTCGTCAAGTACATAATAAACTTTAACTATAAATGCAAAAGTTTATTTAAAAAAAGGTTTTTTTACATAAATATAATAGTAGAGCAACAAAATAAAATTATATAATATTTGCATAAGGTAGATAGTGGTAATATATTTGGCACTTTATTGCCATGACTGTTCCACAGCAGATATTATATGTCAAGAGTTTATAATTATTTTTAATTACGAGCACAGTTGTTTTAAGGAATGGTTTTACAATATCGATAAGTAAGTTTGGTAAGTGGATCTTAACATTTGACTCCATATAAAAAGCGCCTTGCGGTATATGTCAAGGCGCTTTAATTCAATAATATAGAATATTATTTCCCAATGAATCCGGATAAAAAAGATTTCGCTGTTCCCTCTATGGTAGAATTATCTGTTTTTGCTTTTGTGACTTTTTCAAATCCTCGACTGGTAGCCGACACACCCAGTACAGTAGTCCATAGCATATACACACTTGCAGGTATATGTACCCATGTAATATCTGTATTAATGAGATTTGCTACAATCTGCGAAATAAAATAATCGCAGAATAATGTAATACCAAACATGTACCCATTAAATGGTCGCCAACTTCTTTGTATAACTGATTCAGATTTGGCTTCCGCCTTCATAGTCGTATTAATTATCGATAATCTCTTTGTGTCTTCGCGCATGGCTTCTAATTCAAGGTTAGCTATTTCAGCTTTAAATTTTAAATACAGCTCAGGGTTTTTCATTAGTTGCTCGGCTTCAACTTCTTTTAGTTCTGTACCGTCATTAGGCGCGCCCAACACTCCACGAACAGTTTTTGCAACAATAGCACCAAATATAGGGTTACCACCCGTTAGCGTTGTTACAGCACCACCAGCAATAGTAGGTGCAATTCCTTTCATTGAATCCCATAATTGGTTTAAAAATCCCATGATCTCTCCTATTTTGCTAATATTTTAAATAATCGTTTAGTATTCTGGATGTCAGTAAAATAATGATAATGACCTTTTTCGTTTCTCCACCATAAAATTTTTTCTTTTCCTCCTCGAATATCTAAATGTAATCCACCATATAATTTTTTTTCTTTCCATTCCCAAAAAGGATATATGCCGATGCCCGTAAATAAGTTACTTTTCATTGCAGTAATAAATGCATGAATTAGTGGGCAATTTGGGAAAATGTCAGCCGCTAAACATAATCGGACACCTTGAATTGGATAATGATAACTTTTCTTAGAATGCCCTGTTTTTGCGACTACAGCACCTTCTACAGGACTTAAATATACTGATGAACTTAATTGCTTTCGGAAAATGTCCAATGAATAAATTAAAATAGGATCAACTAATTTAACGTCTCCCCAGTTCTCTTTACTGTTAAAATGGTTAATGCGGTGCCAGTTGAGTTCCATATTCTCCTCCAATTTACCTAGAATATTTTTATATTCATTTTTGCGGCTAATTTAAATACACTATAAAATAATGCAAACAGTATAGGGACTATACTAAAAATAATTGCTCTAGTAATTGTCGCCCACGTGTTTCGCTTCTGTATAGTTATTTTTTCGTCACGTTCCGCTTTAATTTGTAATATCAATTCATTTTTTTCTACCTCTGTAATACGTAGTAAGCATACTCTTATGTCAGAACGTATGTCCTTTATTTGATTACTTAAATCGTCCTTTGTTTCATCCAATTGTCGTCTTATTAATGAAAATTGTTCTTTGAAATTGTCTATAATTAACTGTATGCCGTTTGTTACCATAAGTACCTCCTACATAAGGTAGTGGTAATTAAATGTTTCTGTACCTACTGCATTTGAACCTGTAGCAGTCGATACACCAAAGCCGCTTCCAGGTGATATCGTGCTAATATACGTTGCATGCTCAGATCCTTGTAATTGCGCTGCTATCGTGTTGGTAGCTGTGATAATAACAATTGATCCCGCTACAATATCCGTGTTAGGAATAAAACTATAATCGCTGGCCGCTAATTCATATGTACCTACATATGACGATAAACTGTGCTTTCCTGTCGTTGCGCTATGTTCTACTCCAAGTAAAGAATGTAGTGAATTGGTGTACACAGCGCCTCTTCGTGCCGCTATTGAATCAATGACCACCATAACAGATTGTGTGTAGCTATAGGCTACAGGTACTGACTTAGTATTGGGCGCGGTCTGTGTTAATATCCCAGGGCTATTAGCGCTGCAATATTGTGGACCAACAATAGATCCAGCATGTAAAAGTGGCCCAGCTACCGTTACTTGTCCTTCTGTGCCTGAAGAAATCGCAGTAGATGTCAACCCGATACAGTCTACACCGTCTAATGCACCCGCTACGTAATTATTCAGAGAACCTACAATGTATACAGGCATGCCATAGCTTAGAGGTGTAGTAGCTATGACAGGGATGTGCCGACCTTTTTCTATTTTTTCAAAGTTCTGGTTCAGTGCTGCGTCCCAATCTAATGCTCCCTGTGCTAATTTCTCTAATTGCTCATTGGTCGTAAAACTCATAATACCCCCTGTATTTACCTATGAAATATATATTGTTTTAGGATCTGAAATTTGATGTGTATTTCCTATTTGTCGTATACTAAATGATACATCAGATAAACTGTGTGTAAATGTAGTTTCTGATTGCACTCCAGTATTTGTACTATTTACGTATATTTGATAGCCAATTATATCGTCAGTTAAAGCATGGCCGTACCCCCCTATACCATAACCCTTTTTACCGTATCCTTCTATCCTACTTCTAGGTCGCCATGATATAGTTACCGGTGGTGTTATATTGACAGTAAAATCGTATGTAAAACTACTAACTATTATACCAAGATTTTCAACAGGTTTTAATGTGAACGTCTCTTTTCCTATTGTCATCGCTGTCGCAGATATACTGCTCACGTCTTGCTCAATACCCGCAAAATTAAAACTTGGCGCTTTATAATATCGAATTACTGGTGATGCTAAATCATAAGAAATATAATCTAAATTACCATACGTTAAAAATAATATTTTATTGCCTGTTATATCTGTAGTGTAATTAAGTTTTTCTGTTACTAGTATATTCTCTAATAAGTACGTTAAGCTGCCTTGTGATGTAATGGTTTGAAATCGTATTTTTCTATCATCCCAATATGCAAAATTTACATTGTTGTTTGTAAAGTTGTCTCGACTTGAATACGATACAAAAGTTTGTTCGCGTGCGTTTAATTGCACAGTAAGAGATTTAAAATACCCTGGGCTTGTATCTACAGCAGTAACAATACCTGAAATAGCGTTTTCATTCAATACCTTAGCACTACTGTAAGTAGCGTCATCTATACTATGATATATTCGACTTCCTGCAAAGGACGTGTCAGATACTTGACTTGTTACCCCTGCAATAATGTTTGTGGTGTCCCCTATTTTATTGATTGTTCTTTCTATCATATATAATTGTACGTCTTCCGTTTCTGATCGTATATTATAGGGATCTACCGGAGGTGATGTTGGATTTGATGGTGGACTCTGTAATGATGTGTTATATGTAAAATCTTTTTCTTCCCGAAATTCTATTTCTAATATATTATCAGGTTGCTCGCTAATACTGGCAATTCTACCTTTCATGCTGTTAATACCGGTTACTGTATGATCAATTCCAAATACTCCACCTGGTGTTAGTTTTCCTTTTAATTTCGGTCCTACTTTCATAGACATGTTTAACGGACGATTTAACCATTTTTTTAATAATCGTTGAGACATTTTATCAGCTCGATCAAAACTAGTATATGCATCCATTGAAATTTCTTTTGGACGTAGCCCACTATAATCTTGTTCAGCGAATGCGTCCCTCTGCGCAATACCAGTAGTATAAGTATTATCCCTGTTTGTATAAGCTAACCTAATTCTGTTTACTGTATCGCGTTCTGAATCTTTAGCTATTCCCAATTCTCCACCAACTACTTCATCAGTATCGGTTATAATAATTTCTTCATCTATTACTTCTAGCTGCTCATGACGAATTTTATTGTCAATACACGTAATATATCCATCATGATAACCAATTATGTTGTTTAGTCCATCTAAAATTGAATTTGCACTACGAAAAACTGGAGCAATTAAATAATCATTACGTATACAATATTCTTGCGTGGTTTCAAATACAGAATTGACAAGATAAGAAGAATCTATCCCGCCACCCCAAAAATCGTTAGTTAAAAGTGCCTTAGTAACAAGTGGTGGGGATACATCAGCAGAACCAACAATAGTCCGTTTCGTCTTATATGACCCTAAGTAATCCGCTTGTTGTCCACCTACAATTATTCTTGATGTATTTGAATCATAAGCACAATAATAAGCACCTTCGAATTGTGAATTGCATCTTGCTGCTCGTTCTGAGATAGTTGATGTAGCTTTACTATATATGTATTGAATTACAAAATCATCATTAATACCATAAATATGAGCATCATCAGTATCCCACTGAATATCTCGTAACCCTGGAGAACCGCTAGCCCCTACATTTATCCAGCAATCTTCAGTAAGTGTAACATTTTCGTATTTATAAATGGTGAGGCTACGTGATGATACACTACGATGACTCACAGCAATCCTATCGCCAGCAGAATTCCACTTACACATAAAATGATACGGGGAATAAGGATTCTCCATATCACAATCGGCATCCACATGTCTTATAGCCTGTTCTACTAAATTAAAATTGTAAACAACCATAATACGATTTTCAGTTAATGCAACTATATTATCTGTAGTAGAACTCCAATCAATGCTATAACAACCGAATAGGCTTTCAGTGCCAGTTTGGTTAGTTTCTCTTATCGCTTGATTATAGGGATAATGAGCGTTAGGTGTGCTTATTGCTGTCCATCCATACGTTTTTATACCTCCATACCCACCTCCCGCATTAGGTATAGCAATAGCAAGAAATTCACAATCATTACGCCATGAACAATCTTGTGCTTTGAAAAAAGAAGTATACAATGTAGTGGCGATAGTTAAACAAAAAGCAAAAGGCTCCATAATATCGTTTAATATGTTATATCTATGTACAGTAGCATATTGATCTGTTGCAAAAGCAAACATTTCTGATTGCGTAATACCAAGAAAATAACTACCCCCATCGTCACCAACCTCCTTACTACTAAAACTAGACGCTTCACCACCATAAAGAAGTCTATTTCCATTAACATTAGCAACATTTTGAAGATATGTTAGTGTGTCACTATTCGTGCCTGTTGCAATACCCCACATAGAGTACTTATAACTTGTATTATCGCCAAAAAATATTCTGTTTCTGCTCATTAATACAGCAGAATCTACCCCATAACCAGAATTCGTTTGCACTGCCGCCATTTCAGTAATACTGATATCTTCCGTAACTGACTCCTCATCAATCCCTAATCCATATACTTCAAAAGTAAAATTTGGTATTCTTGGCTGACTCCCTAAATTATAATTGTAGAATACTACGTATGCAACACCTCTATATGCTGTGTTTCGATCCAAAAAACTAGACATATGACTATCGGCTGTTTGAGTAGTAGTTCCCTTGTAAATAACAAAGGAGGATCCTTCATCATTCATGTCTATTTCATCTTTGTCAGCCCAGATACGTGCTACTTGAGCTATTTCACCTACACAAATAGCAAAAGCAAACGAAGCACTGTACGTATATGATGTCGCTCCCTGAACACTCCCTCCACCTTTACCACTTACATCTTGTTCATGGGATTGCGTTGCAAAATTACCGTACCAAATTAGATTTCCCGGTACTTTTCTAGCACCAAATATTACAGGAATAGGTGTACCTCGTTGTGAAGTTTGTGCCTGTAAACCTGTGTCGTGCTGAGTTATCTCTGGCGTATCCATTGGCGTTAAAGCAGATCCTAAACCAAAGCCTATGGCAAACCCATAGCCTGCCCCCACAGGTCCACCCATATAAAATCCAACAACACCACCAACAACACCACCAACCCATGCTTGTGTACTTCCACCACTCATATTAGAACCCCTTTAATCGGAAATACTTATGCTCTCTGTTGTTCCAATATTTATGACATATATTACTTTTTACAACACCTCGTTTTAGAATTGAGTGTATGATTTCATACTCTTTTATATATAATGCACCATGAGAAAAACATTTCCCAAATTTCATTAGAATTAAATCCCCATATCTAAGCGCAATTTTTGATATTTCAAAACAATGTTGTTTTGCCATATTTAAAATTCGTTCTTCTGTCTGGTGCATATGCCAGTCAGGTGAATATGGTAAATACTTTATTTCCCCTGGTACAAACACTTCTAAATCCTCATATACGCAAAGTATAAAGTTAATACAATCAACACCTGCACTTTTCGTTTTTCCCGCATGTAAATATGGTATACCTTTCCATTTGTTAATTGTAAGTAAGAACTGCTCTTCACTAAAGACCATACATAACCTCCGGCCTAGGTATATGCTCAAAACCTAAGAAGTTAATATAATTAGCAAACTTACTATGACACATCGTACCCGTCTTATCACATCCTGGATAAACAATAAAATTGTCATTTATATTAGGGACATGGGGTAATTCAGTATACAAATAGACTATGTTAGACGTACAACGCTCTATAGAAGCCTTTAAATATTGATTATTTCCATCTATAAACTCTATCATACCATGTTGATAATAGTTATCTATGCCCTGTGAACCAAAAGTACTACTAACAATCATTGTTTTGGTACTAACTGTATCCACAATACCGCTATTAGCATACGTAGTTTGATTCAATTGACAATAATCATCAAATAATGCATGATTGCATTGCTCTTGATAGTATTTAGTAGGGATTTTTTTGTTTAGATCATCTAGAATGTGCGTAACAGAACAATTAAATACTCCGTCTTTATATCCAACACTTTTTCTTATGTTCCCTGGATATAAAAGTACATGACCTAGTTCAGGTTGGTTAGGAATTATACGGTATACTTCAATTTTAGCGTTGTCTAAAAATCCATATTGAATAAGTTCTGGCATTGTATAAGATTTATTGCCGAAAGTTACACCATATACACCTATAGTTAATTCTAATTCATCAACTTGTAAAGACGTATGGTACTTTATGGCGCTTCGTTCAATAGGTAATGCTACCCATGTCTTACTACCATATTCTATACTTTTATCATGACTAGTTATTGTGACTTCAAGATTATTTAATTTTATTAGTATTATTCTATACAGTTCAGCATATTCAATACTTTTATCTGTATAATCTATTACTTTATCGCTATTTAATTCCTTTGTATTAAATTGTCCAACCCCTAAAATTGACATATATATTTAACACACTATATTATACAAATTAATTTCGTAAAAGTGCGCCTCCCATAAATTAAATTATTTATTTACGCTAGACTCCCAGTAGCTAAAAACATTGATGTACCATCACTGTATAAAGCAACTTTTCTTGTTGTGTCAAAATACGTTATGCCTGCTAACGGTATAGACACAGGAGCTGATACCACGTTAATCACTCTTAGTGCTGCTGATCCTGCTGTGTAGCCTATTAAAGATGTGGTCTGTGTCTCTAAGCTGTTTACAGCCCCATGAATATCAGTAAATAACACTTTTGTAATTCTTTGTTCTACACTATCAAACTTTGAATGTGCTGCTGCGGAAGTGTCATCTTGACTTCTTGAAACATATACGTGGTTTGATGTAGCGTCAAAACTAGTTACTTTTACAACCTCATTTTCACACGTTATATAATACGGTGCAATTCCTGGTAATGCTGAAACATCTGCTAATACCCAAATACTGGCCGTAGATGTAACAGCTTCATCCATTACCGTTTGTGCAAGATTTTTTAGGTTACTAAACACAGTCATGTAATTACTCCCCTATAATCTCAATAAACTCAACTGACCTTTGATTAAACAATTGATGTAGAAAATACTCATAGTTAACTGCATCTACTGCAAATCGAACTAAAAAATAAAAATCATGTGTTGCAGTAATAACTGCACCACTACTAGGCGCTGAAGCAAACGTGACAACACCGCTATTGTTAAGTGTAAAATCAGTTGGTGCAGACTGTAAAACATCGTCTAACCACACAGTAAACATACTACTGTCTACTTTTATAACATTCTTTTCATAATCACCAAAGGATCTGATGAGCTGAAATGCTGTAGCACTATTTGTACCAGTACCTATTTGGTTACTGGTAATAGACAAAGATAGATCCTTAAACCAAAATGGTGAGTAAGCTCCCCTACAAGTAATAAAGAAATTAGCGATCTCCTCCATTTCAACTTGCGTTATATGATCATGCTGAATTTTAAACTTAAACTTAACCTCATTATGTCTTTTTATTCGCTGCTCTACACCAGTATTGTACTCAATGATTTTTGTGTCAAATGTTGGTATTTTAATTAATGGATACGATGGTAGCCATGTATAAATACTATATGACACTTAATTTCTCCTTACTGGATGATTATCTGCTGATGCACCTAAAATAGCGTTCCCAATTGTAGACTTGTTTTTCATAAGAAAATCTATCCCACTTTGTGTATCAATCGCCTGTATAGATAAATTCACAATCGGCTGTTGACCACCACCTTTCATTTCCACAGGTACGGCCCTACCCCGCGATAACGGAACAATAAGTTCAGGTCCATTCTCAGCCACCGTAACGGATTTTCCTTGACTACCATAGGGTGTTACAACCCCACCTTCTGCATAGCCTGGTTGTTGCGCTGCAATAGCTGCAACACGCATCATGGCACTAGCATAAATAACTGCACTTAATGGGATACCCATAACACCTAATTGACCCGTGACCTTATTAGCCGCTAAATTGGCTGAAATTATAGCCTCTGATATTGCTAAAGCTTTCATAGCGTAAAATATAGTCTTATTTTTCGCTAATCCAGACTCATAAAGAGCGCTAAGCCCTGAATTTATCTCTTGTGCCATCGATAGTGTCGCTTGCTTTTTTAATAACATACGTGCTCTATCATACGCATCATTTTCCGCATTCATCGCTCGTATTCTTGCATTACCAACTTGTTTAATTGCAAACTTACTATCCTCCATTGCCTGAGCCATTGTTAACAATTTATCATAATGTATCTGTATAGCCTCTTCTCGGCTTGTATGCTCTTCTAACAATGTAGTATCGTAGCTAATGCCAGGGATATCTTTCTTCATAGCCGCTATAAATTCTTTCATTGACGGCGGTATTACAGGCTCAAGTAGTGCAAGTGTGGGAACCTCTTTATTAATTGCAGCAATTCTTATATTATAATATTTTACAATATCTTCTTCTTTTACTTTTGCATCTTTTAGAGCTTTAATTTCCTGTCGTAAAGCTTCTTTTCTCTTTTCTATTTGGGGGGCATAGAGTTCAGCAATCTTAGTATTATACTCTTTTACAATTATTTCTTCTGCTACTCCAGCCTCTCTTGCTTTATCTACACCCCTTTTTAGCGCTTTTGCTTTAATTGCTACTTCTGTTAATGCAGCCTTTTCAATAACATCTTTCATGTGTGAAATAATCGTTTTATGGTCATCATGTCCTTTACTACGTATCTTTGCTAGTTTTAACTGCAACCATTCCTCAATCTGCTTTCTATCCATAGCCGCTATTTTTTCGATACTAACCGTAGGTTCTTTTCCCGGTCGTTCAGGAATAGCCCGCATTATAATTCCTTGCGCCGCTCTTCTTTCTCTTTCCGCCTCTAATAGTTTTTTACTCTCAGCTATTTCTTTATCTCGAATAGCTTTAACTTTCTTTGCGGTCTCTTCATGCTCACGCACTATCTCTAACCTACGTATAGCTTCCTGCTTAACTGCCCACTCTGCAAAGTCTACGTCGGACATAGTTAGTCGTTTTATTTTAATCGAAAGATCCTCTCGCATTTTTACGAGCGTTTCCATTTCCTTTTTTTCTTGTTTAAGTAATTGTGTTTTTTCTACACTTGCCGCTTGTGCCGCATCCGCTTCTTTAGTTTCCGCAATAGCTAATTGTTCTACTAATGCCCTTATACCCTTTAAAAGAGTAGCTTCACCTCCGCACTTATGAGCGAATCTATTACTTCCTTTTGCTCCTTAAATAAGGCGTTAACATGTACTATACGCTCCTCCATTTTTATCTGTTCTTTAGTCATGCCACCAAGCCATTTTACTAATTCGCTAATACTTTGAGTAGCTCGCTTATACGATGCGTACATATCAGCCCAGGCTCTAGGACTTAGTCCAAGATAATACAATGTCTGTTCCAGCGCCGCACTTAAATCAAATGTAGCTTTAACTAACCAACCCAACATAGACCCTAACGCTCGTACTGCATCTTGATTCTCTTTCATACGTATAGTCATATCATGTATTACTTTATTCGTACTAAATACGAATTCTCTAAATGCAGGCAATGCAGCATCTCCAAAAGCCTCCATCATTAATTTAGTGTACCTTGTGGTAGAACGCAGTTGCTTACTAGCAGACGTCATAGCCGCTTCATAATTACCATGAATCCTTTCCGCTTCACCAAGCACCGCATTTAGTGCAATTGCTTGTTTTTCTTGCCCAGATAAACTTTGTGTGGTTCTGTTATTTGCAATCGCCCAATCCTTATAAGCACGTTCCAGGCTTACAATTACCCCATACGTCCTCAAAACTTCAGGTTGTAACGAAATAATACCATGCGTTAGCATCGCCAGTGTATGGCTTGATTCTTGCCCACTAATAACCGCCGCATCCTGCGCCAATCGCGTTAACTTCATCGCTTTTTCAAGACTAAAATTAGCGCGGATCATTTTAGTTAAAGACATTTGCGCCGCATCCGTTACAATACCTAATTCTTGCATCCTTGATGTATAATATTGCATTGTAGCAGCGGAATAACCAGCCGTGTTCCCCATATTACGTAAAACAATTTCTAGCTCCTCCACCCGACCAACATGTAACGCAGTAACTTTTATTGCACGCCCCAACATAGAAAACGATTTTAAAATTATACGTACTGCCAAATCACCAGCAACTAACGCACCAAATAAACCCCTAAATCCTATACTACCCGCTTGTGCTGATCTACCAGAACGTCTAGTAGTAGAATTTAATTGATTAATACGATTTGCGCTATTATTAGCTGTAGTACTTAAATTATTCATAACAGTATTTAGCTGCCTATGTCGATTAATGCTGGCATTTATATTACGATTTAACGTAGTAAGTGTTCTGTTTAATCTGCTGTAACTATTAGCACCTCTTTGAACGCCTTGACACATCACATTAATAGTTCTATTAAACGTAGCTGTCCGTCTATTCAGCATCGATACAGATCTACTAAGTGCATTTATATTATTAATCAACTTTTTAATAGTCTTTGATGCTTTATCTGTAGCTAACAATTGAGTTGTTATTACATTTGCAGCCATAATTTAATACCTTACTTTAGGTCGCGTTGCCGACAGATTATGTGCATTCGAACTAAAATCATTGAATATTTGTTGCTTTTTATTTTTTGCTACTTCAATTTCTCGAAATTGTCCCTCCTTTGGTGCGTCACCAAAAGAAAATTCGGTAATTTCCTGAATCAAACACAAAGTATCTTCTTCTTCTAACTGAAACACAGACAATTCATTTTCAGCACAATCTTCCGCCGCCTTATTAACAATTTTCAAATCTTGTGTAGGAATTATTGCTTTAGTCAAAAACATAATTTGCAAGTCTACCGCTAATTGTGGATTCTCAATTGGTCTGTCATTTATTACATCTTCTCTATACTTTGTCAGCGTATCGGGTAAAATACCAAGCATTAAATAATCTACGCTTAGTACTTTCCTGATATTAACAGTCAAACCACTGGGACATACGACCTCTTTCATTGTTCGTTTCTTGTATTCACTTGCTTTCATAATGCTCCTCCATAATAATTAATAGCTCTCTAGTGTGTTCACTATCGTTATTTCAAAACTATACAAACTACTCGTATCGTATATACCACGACCAGCAAATCCTACTGTTATTCTGCCTGGACCACCAATATTAACTGGAAATGCCTCATACCGAAATTTCGGAATATCAATCTTAAACGATTCATAATAACCACTACGCACTTCATTACCCGTCAATGTTACTACTACTCTACGCTCACTTTGTGATCTAAATTCATCATACTCATCAAGGTTTGGTAGATCAATTGAGCCACTAATACGCACTTCACGGAATCCATCTCGCTGAATACGACTGTGTGTTTTTGTGCCGTCTATCAAGGTCACACCAGACAATGTATTATTAATTAAAACAGTTACTTCTTCATAATCAGTTATAGCCGCTCCAGCCATACTTAAACTTGCTTGGTGCCATGCATACGCTTGTGGATTAGAATGGTAACTAGCGGTAAATGCTGCTCGTAGGCTACTGGTTCGACAAATCACATTACAATTCATTTTAACTAATGCACCTGCTGCTAAAATGAACTCAACCGAGTTAAACTGCCCATCCATATATTCAAATGCCTCATCTACCGATCTATAAATATGAAAACAAAGCGGTACTAAAGCTAAATTACTATCAAACCTATCTTGAACGGGTGTAAACACATGCTGATAAACATACCCACTTTGTAATGCCGTAGAAGACATCTGGCCAGTTACACCGTACCATAGTAGACCACTATCAATAGGATTTACTTCAAATGCTGCATCCCCCTCCACAGTAGTTAATCCTTCAATTAACGGTGGTTCGTCATAACGATTTCTAATCGTTTCTTCCATTAACGTCTCAATAGCGTCAGTTATGCTCTCAGACACAAATGGCATCCAATGATATGCAGACGTAGGTGTATTATAACTATCTTGCTTACTTATCCCCAAATACCCGTCAGTACCATAACCCATTTTGTTTACCCCCTTATTGATCTATATGAACTGTTATTTGAATTTTTGCTACCATATAATATGTACTGTCATATATGTCATATTCATATTGTGTATCATTTATTATACTCGTTTTTACTCTACCAACTATTCCAACATCTTTAGTCAGCATATTAAAAACATTTTCTTCTATTTCTGTCACTAGTTTAAACGCATTTTCATATCCATCAAGACTAATTGACCAACACTGTACTTCGAATGTCGATAAAGTATTATATGGTGCATTCCCGCCTATTCTTGTTATTTCCCTAGCCTTCGATATAGGCAAAAGACATATACACGGGCACATATTCGGACTAGGTATATCATCCGTATTCAAAAATACTTTTAATATTTCATAGTCAGTCGCAGCCATACACTATTACCCTCCCGCTTTACGTACTATTTGTCTAATATATCGAGCAGTCGCCTTATTTAGTCTATCCATAAATGTTTTATCCTTTTTTCTAGGTAGTATACGCCTTTTAGGTAAATGTTTCTTTGGACTACCAAACTCATGATACCGCCCATATTTTACACGTGTTCCTATTACAATTCCTCTATTATTACTAAGCATACGAGTTTTAAAACTTGACTTTAACTTTCCGGTATCTCGTAATATTACAATTCTTCGCCTACTCTTTGCTTTCCTAACTTTAATCGTAATAGGACTTAACGCTGCCCACTTTCCCTCCTGTAATAGAGCGCCCTCTGCTGTAAAATTATCTGTAATCCATTTTTTAGTCTTTATCCCCCATTGGACATACAAAGCACGGGGTTTCTTATACGCTAAAGCCAATCTATTCAGTCTGTTTATTGTTCCCCTCAAACTAGTTTGTAGTATTTTCACACTTAACACTATATATCACCATCTATTATATCCACTAATTCATCTATATAGTCTGTATCTATTTGTTGATCTTTAGCAGAGAGCAGATTAAATATTGGATGATAATCTTCTTTACTTCCCCATATACGAGTATCAGATCTACTATTATAATAATTACCAGCAGTGTCTACTAAAGTATAGCTACCAGTTTCTAATCCGCCAAATAATTGTTCTAACTGCGCTTCCCTCTGTGTAATCCAAGCTGGTATGTCTCCACCATGTTTAACCGATTGATTTTTTAGAATATCTATTAATGCCATATGCTTAGACAAATACGCAATAATCGGAGGAAAACTATTAGTATTTGTTGGAAACGGTACAGTATATCGTATACCTAACCGAATATTAATAATACTATCCATATCACTAATTCTATTCTGTATTTTTTTGTTTGTCAATCCGGATATGGTATCGATTGTAGGGTATAACTCTCGTACATTATTTGGCGTAGAGTACAGGCCAGACCAATCTGCATCAGTCCGAATAACTTCAAATAACCCGCGTTTTTTATAATCAGTAGAAAAAACACTAAAATTCCATTCATAATAATAATGCCCTCTAGAATCCGGCACAGTATACATTGAATAGTAATCGTATGCTGTGCCACTCTGGTTGGCTGTTGCAGAGCTGATTAATGTACCATCACCACTAGTACTATTGTATACAGCCAACCAAGGCGTACTATCAGGAAAAACCGATAACGTCATTGTAAATTGTCTACTATCACCAGCTTCTATACGTTCCATCTGCTAATTCCCCTTTACCCCCATCACAAATCCAATACTATTTTTAATGTCTGTGAACGCAAACACACTTACTCGTTCTAGTCCACGTCTACTTATTTGATCCGATAGTAGCACAATTCCATTATCAATTATTTTTGCTAGTGCCTTTTTTATTTCATCGGCTGTATATACAGCATCACCATACACTTTAAAAGTAACTAAATATTGCTGATCTGTTAATCTCTCTATGCTATCAAAAAAAATCACTGTTCTTATTACTGATAGCTGAACAGTATCCGAAATATTAATACTACTAAATCTATTGTAAATTAATTGTTTTACTGGAGAATCTTGAATATTTAATATTGTATCTTCTAAATTCAAAAATAATAATTTCTCTGGTATACTATCTAATAGAGGAAGTAAAGTATCGTATAAAATTGGTGTTCTAACGTAACTAGCCGGATAAAGCCTTTCGTCATTTGTTGGACTTGCTGGTCGTAATATACTACTCATAATATTTTATTCTTTATACCGGTGAATTAGTTATCGTAAATTTTGCCCCCGCTATATCCGTATCACCACCGTAAACACCCTCATAATTAAATAATACTAACACTTTCGTTCCTTGCACAAAACCCAAACTATTAACTTCCCAAGCCCCATTAACTGTATTACTCTGTGTTGTTTGGTACTTCGTTGTTCTATCGTCCTTATTAAGTATATCAATATTACATAATGTATTAGTTATTACATTTCCATTTTTATCTACACACGTGTCTGATAATGTCGAATATGGTTCTACAATCCAAATCTCAGTAGTATCTACATTTGCATCTGTATACCCACCAAAACATAAAGCTGCGCTCGTAGTACCACAACCAGCTAAATAACCTTTAGCTTCATTTAAACTACTCGTGGTTGCCCATAAAGATCCGTCCCAAATCTCAGTAGTGGCTACACGTGCTCCTGTACTTCCACCAAAACATAAAGCTGCGCTCGTAGTACTACAGCCAGCTAAAAAACGCTTAGCTTCATTTAAACTACTCGTAGTTGCCCACGAAGTACCATTCCATATCTCAGTAGTATCTACATTTGCATTTATATACCCACCAAAACATAAAGCTGCACTCGTAGTACCACAACCAGCTAAACCATATTTAGCTTCATTCAAATTACTCGTAGTTGCCCACGCTGCATCCATAACAAACCTTTATGTCTACTTAGTACACATAAATATTAATCCATTAGGTAGGAGAATTTGTTATCATAAATTCCATGCCTGCTATATCCGTATCTTCCCCATAAGTACCTTCATAGCTAAATAACGCTAACATTTTCGTGCCCTGTACAAAACCTAAACTACTAACTTCCCAAGTACCATCAGTCGTATTACTCTGTGTTGTTTGATATAATGTACCTAAATCGTCCTTATTAAATATATCAATATTACACAAAGCACTAATTATGGCATCACCATTCTTATCTGTACATATACCTGATAGTATCGAATAGACATCCACTACCGGTATAGATAAATCATCAGACGTTAATATACTATCAGCAGTTATTTTTGACAATGCTTTTAATATACTATCAAATACAACTACATCGTCACTGTAAACTTTAAAATTGATCTTGTGATATAAATCGGTTAATTTAACAAGATTATCAACTAGAACTACTACTTTTATTAACTTCGATTGCACACTATCAAATATAGCTATTTCATTAGTAAATATTTTTAATAAAGACTTCCTCGCTTTATCCGATACTAATATTTCGTCAATAAATACTTTTAATATCGTTTTTCTTATTGTGTCTGATATTGGTACTTCATCAGTAAGTACTTTATTAATAATTGTTTGTATTAGTGCTACTATGCTATCAGATAGATTTATACCATCAGCAAATACTTTTAACAACTCTTTCTTTACAACATCAGATGTTAGAATTTCATCAGCAATTATTTTTAATGCGCATTTTCTTACCGTATCAGATACTAATATATTGTCAGTCATCGTTTTTAATAACGCTTTTCTTGCCGTATCAGATACTACTATATTATCAGTAAGCACTTTACTGATAATTATTTGTATTAGTGCTGTTATACTGTCAGATATACTAACGTTGTCAGTAAATACTTTTAGTAGCGCTTTTTTTGCCGTATCAGATATAACTATATTATCAGTAAGCACCTTACTAATAAGTATTTGTATTAGTGCTGTTATACTGTCAGATAGGTCTATATTATCAATAAATACTTTTAATAAGGCTTTTATTGACGTATCAGATATAACTATATCATCAGTAAATATTTTTAGTAGACTCTTCCCTATATTATCTGATACAGATACCTCATCAATAATTAATTTTAGTAGTGCTTTTCCTACACTATCAGATATACTAATGTTGTCAGTAAATACTTTTAGTAAGGCTTTTCCTACACTATCAGCTATACTAATGTTGTCAGTAAATACTTTTAATAACGCTTTTCTTGCCGTATCAGATACTACTATATTATCAGTAAGCACCTTACTGATAATCGTTTGGATGAGAACTATTATACTGTCAGATATACCAATATTATCAGTAATCGTTTTTAATAAACCCTTCCTTATATCATCAAATGTATGTACATTATCAGTAAATATTTTTAATAGCGCTTTTCTTACGCTATCAGATATAGTTATATCATCAGTAAATACTTTTAGTAAGGCTTTTCCTACACTATCAGATATACTAATGTTGTCAGTAAATACTTTTAGTAAGGCTTTTCCTACACTATCAGATATACTAATGTTGTCAGTAAGCACCTTACTAATAAGTATTTGTATTAGTGCTGTTATACTGTCAGATATACTAACGTTGTCAGTGAATACTTTTAGTAGACTCTTCTTTGCATTATCTGATACAAATATTTCATCAATAAATACTTTTAATACCGTTTTTCTTATTGTATCAAATGCGTGCACATCATCAGTAATTAATTTTAATAGTGCTTTCTTTGCGTCATCAGATGTACGTACATCATCAGTAATTAATTTTAATAGTGCTTTCTTTGCGTCATCAGATGTACGTACATCATCAGTAATTATTTTTAATGCCAATTTTTTTGCTGTATCAGATATGGTTATATTGTCAGTAATCGCTTTTAATAGCGTTTTTCTTACTGTATCAGATACGTAAATATTTTTAATAGTGCTTTCCCTATGCTATCAAATATACTGACATTGTCAGTGAATACTTTTAATAGGCTCTTCTTTATATTATCTAATATAAATATTTCATCGGTAAATACTTTTAGTAACGCTTTCCTTGTATTATCGAGTACTAATATATTATCAGATAATACTTTACTAATAATCGTTTGGATTAGTGCTATTATACTATCAGACACTAATATTTCATCAATAATTGATTTTGATAGTACTTTTCTTGTATCATCAGATGTACGTACATCATCAGTAATTATTTTTAATGCCAATTTTTTTGCTGTATCAGATATGGTTATATTGTCAGTAATCGCTTTTAATAGCGTTTTTCTTACTGTATCAGATACTGTTAGTAAATACTTTTAGTAACTTTTTCTTTATATTATCTGATATAAATATTTCATTGGTAAATATTTTTAATGCGGATTTTCTTACTGTATCAGATACATTAACGTTGTTAGTAAATACTTTTAGTAACTTTTTCTTTATATTATCTGATATAAATATTTCGTCAATAAATACTTTTAGTAGCGCTTTTCTTGTGTCATCAGATATACTAACGTTATCAGTAAGTACTTTATTGATAATTGTTTGTATTAGCGTTACTATGCTATCAGATAAGTTTATATCATCAGTAAATACTTTTAATAGCTTCTTCTTTATATTGTCTAATGTAAATATTTCGTCAATAAATACTTTTAGTAGCGCTTTCCTTGCATCATCAGATATACGTATATCATCAGTAAATATTTTTAATGTAAATTTTCTTGTCGTATCAGATGCTAATATTTCATCACTATATATTTTGCAATTAGTTGTATAATATTGATCTGTTATCTCATTGATAGTATTGAACCTACGGCAAATTAATTGTTTTGTTGCAGAATCCAAAATATGGAGTAATGTATCTTCTAACTTAATAAATGCAGGTACTATACCCCAAATTTCTGTTGTAGCAACAAAAGCACCCGTGTCTCCACCAAAACTCAACGCTGCGCTTGTTGTTCCACAACCTGCTAATCCGTACCGTGCTTGATTTAGACTACTCGTTGTCGCCCATGTAGAACCATCCCAAATCTCTGTAGTTGCAAAATTATCGCCCGTACCCCCACCAAAACTCAACGCTGCGCTTGTTGTTCCACAACCCGCTAAATAATACCGTTCTTGATTCAAACTACTCGTGGTTGCCCAAGTAGAACCATTCCAAATTTCTGTAGTTGCAACAAAAGCACCCGTATACCCGCCAAAACTCAACGCTGCGCTTGTTGTTCCACAACCTGCTAATCCAAATCGTGCTTGGTTTAGACTACTCGTGGTTGCCCATATAGAACCATCCCAAATTTCTGTTATAGCAACAATCGCTCCAGTATGCCCACCAAAGCTTAAAGCTGCGCTTGTTGTTCCACAACCCGCTATTCCAAATCGTACTTCACTTAAACTACTCGTGGTTGCCCAAGTAGAACCATCCCAAATTTCAGTTGTGGCAACAGCGGCACCTGTATATCCTCCAAAACACAAAGCTGCGCTTGTTGTTCCACAACCCGCTAATGCTTGTCGTGCTTCATTCAAACTACTCGTGGTTGCCCAAGTAGAACCATCCCAAATTTCAGTTGTAACAACAGCAGCACCTGTATTTCCACCAAAACTCAACGCTGCGCTTGTTGTTCCACAACCCGCTAATACAAATCGTGCTTGATTCAGACTACTCGTAGTTGTCCAGGCCCTGCTTATAATCGTCTGTATTGTGCTTTTTATAATATCAGATATGATTATATCATCAGTAAATACTTTTAATAGTGCTTTTTCTACACTATCAGATACAACTATATCATCAATAATTGATCTTAATAGCGCTTTTTCTACACTATCAGATACAACTATATCATCAATAATTGATCTTAATAGCGTTTTCCTTGTATCATCAGATACTAATAAAATATTAATAAGTACTTTTGATAGTGTTTTTTTTGCTACATCGGATATCAAAATTATATCAGTTTGTGTTTTATAGTTAATTATATAACGTTGATCAGTTAATTTACTAATATTATCAAGAAAAAGTAGAAATTTCAATAGATTGTATTTTTCTGTATCGGTAATACCGATACCACTAACTCTATTGTATGTCAATTGTTTCGTTGATAAATCTGTAATGTCGATTAATGTGTCCGTTACATTTTTTATTTGAGGTATATTATACCAAATTTCTGTTGTAGCAACAAAAGCACCTGTATTTCCACCAAAACTCAACGCTGCGCTTGTTGTTCCACAACCCGCTAAATAATACCGTTCTTGATTCAAACTACTCGTGGTTGCCCAAGTAGAACCATTCCAAATTTCTGTTGTAGCAACAGCAGCACCCGTGTCTCCACCAAAACACAAAGCTGCGCTTGTTGTTCCACAACCTGCTAATCCGTACCGTGCTTGATTTAGACTACTCGTTGTCGCCCATGTAGAACCATCCCAAATCTCTGTTATAGCAACAATCGCTCCAGTATGTCCGCCAAAACTCAACGCTGCGCTTGTTGTTCCACAACCTGCTAATACAAATCGTACTTCACTTAAACTACTCGTGGTTGCCCAAGTAGAACCATTCCAAATTTCTGTTGTAGCAACAAAAGCACCCGTGTCTCCACCAAAACACAAAGCTGCGCTTGTTGTTCCACAACCTGCTAATCCTTGTCGTGCTTCATTCAAACTACTCGTGGTTGCCCAAGTAGAACCATTCCAAATTTCTGTAGTTGCAGCAGGAGCACCTGTATGTCCGCCAAAATTCAACGCTGCGCTTGTTGTTCCACAACCCGCTAATGTTTCTCGTGCTTCATTCAGACTACTCGTGGTTGCCCAAGTAGAACCATTCCAAATTTCTGTAGTTGCAGCAGGAGCACCCGTGTCTCCACCAAAACACAAAGCTGCGCTTGTTGTTCCACAACCCGCTAATACAAATCGTGCTTGATTCAGACTACTCGTAGTTGCCCATGCTAAACCCATAATTAACCTTTATTTACATATTCTTTATACCCATAAAATATATTTTTTTCTTTATCTACATGCATACATTGTATTGATGTATCTAATATAGATTTTAAACCGTCTACACAAGAAAATTGTTGTCCAAAATAAGTATCTTCTGTGATTTGTATTTTTCCTGCAATTTCTATTGTTTTATACCAAGGAAATGAGATTTTCGAAAATATATCGGTTTTTATTAACGTACATCCAGAACACATTACAATCGGATTTTCTATAAGGTCGCCAATTTTAAAGTTTACGCGAATCGGTCTACCATTTTTTTCCACCATAGAACATGATTCTAGTGGGTAATATTTTCTATAATAAAACCCCCCTGCCATATCATACCCTTGTTTAATATGCTCCATTAATTTACATAGTGCGTCAGAAGGTAATACTACATCATCATCTACAAAAAATATATAATCAAACCCATTTTCTAATGCCTTTTTCACAGCAAAATTACGTCCATCGGCAACAGAAAAGCCATACGGCTGTTCCATCACAACGGACATTGCTGCTGGAAATTGTACTTTTGAAAAATCTGTGACATTAGTACATTCTTTAGTTCTATGTAATGCAACAATTAAAATTTTTTCAGTATTCTTATTCAATATAATTTTTGCTACTGGATCGTCCACATTTTCTTTTGTATCGTAATTGATTTGGTTACTATTACCACCTACACCATCTTTTATACTATATTTTTCAGGATGATGTAATTGAAAATCTGTGTCCCCATACTTTAATTGTGTGTGTAATGCCATTATAATTTTTTCCCACTCTCGTATCTCTCTAGTACGTTCTTGTGCTGTTTTTTGTTGAAGCGTATTATGATATACTTTTCTATCTTTGATATTCTTAAGAGTTTTTAACTTTAGTTCTGCCCTCCTTTTATTTGCCCCCTCATCAAGACCAGCAATGTAAGCTTCTACTCCATTTATATCAAGTAACAATCCTTCAATTTCATTGTTTAACTGTTTATTGTCAAAACTAAGTTCAATTAACGCCTGTACATGTACAGCCTGTTCCCCAATTGCCTGCCAATATTTAGAATCTACTGTAGGCAAAACAGCATCACTTAATACACTATTTTCCATTTCGTAGTTCGAACGAAATAAAGATCTAGTAGCAAAACGATGCTCAAATTTCGTTTTTTGCGCCTGTAAAAAATCAATATCCGATGAACTAATAAGAGTTTTATCCTTAAATAATTCTGGTACTCCAATTACATCCATAATTTTGCTTGCTCCTCTTGTAATACTAATAGTGCTTGCTCCTCTACTTCCACCTTAATTATATTTTATTATCGACCCACGTTTGTCCACTATTAATATCAAATGGTTGTGATATTAATGTATGTGTAAAACCAAATTCACATACAACCTCCTTTACAATTTCCGCTGGATACATACTCTGCCCAATAGTATTCAGTTCTTCTATTGTGCTCTCATATACTTTCCCCACATTATTACTTTTCCAGTTATCAATGTCACTATCAGGACCATTAAGTTCCATTAAATTTGTATACCTTGCTGTATACTGCCCCGATGCTTTTATTTTACATGTAACAGTTTGTGGTAACACTGTTGTGCAATTCTCAGCACCGGCAACACTTGTCGAACTTTGGAATACAAAATACCTACTCATAATTATGCACCTCTACTACCTAATGTTGTCTCAACTGTAAGATGCAAATAATCGCTACTACCCAAAGTTCCTAATGTACTTTGCAGTCGCTGAAACATCGTTCCACTTGTCGTCTCATTAAACACCCCCGCCTCTGTCAACGCTACAGATGTAACAGAATCAGTATCGCCAGCAAATGTTGCAACCGTGATCCAGACATTTTCAGACGCTTGTGATGTAGCCATAGCATTTCGTGCAACCTCACCTACCAATGCTTCCTGATTCAACGACGCCGCTGTAGTACCTGTCCCAACCGCAATATGAGCCATCGCAGACCCAGGAGACGTTGTTAGGTACGTAGCCAACCAATCCATACCCACATCAACTACTAAATTTTTAGCTTCTGAATATTCCTCAGAACCATCAGCCCTTATAATCCGTGTTTTCCAAACTGCTTTAATCGGTAATTTATCCATTACTCTTTCTCCTTACTAAATTATTATTAATATACTCCATTTCCACCCTTGTAAAACCTCTCACCCCCTGCCCTGGCACACCTTATCTAAATACAAACTTTAGTTTACCAGATAAATTTATACCACACTTAATTTATGCTATAATAAAATCAATAATTATTTGACCCCTTCTTAAATCTAACCACATCAATAACTGCTCTATTTCTCGTTCAGGCGTAAACCATAATGCCTCATAGCTAATAGTACAGTCATATTTTCTTATAGCTGCTGTATATTTATTTACTAAAGAAACCGCCTGTGCAATATTTTGTGGTGAATCATTCCAAAATTCATTTTTCTGTATCATTGACCATATTATATCAAAAAAATTACGTTTTACAAATACAATACGTACTTTTGGTAATAATTTCTTGGCCCTTTGCACTTTAAATAAATGACTAGGCGTCTTTTCTACTATATATTTTGCTGGTTCACACAACTTTAATGCAGTATTCAATTTTTCAAGAATTTCACTATCTGATAATCCTGCGCTACAAATAACCCCGTTTCTCTAGTATCACGTACCTTCTTCATCCCTAGCATTTCAGGTAATAGTAACCTGCATTCAGGATGACTACTTATAATTGAATGTACCCAAGTTGTGCCCGATCTTGGTATACCAACAATAAATATTAGTTTACTGCCATCTATCATTATAAATACTTAAATATTGCTGGGCAGTTTTTTCCACATTAAACTCATCTAAGATTTTATCGCGTAACCACTCGCTTAAGTTAGCATCATATTTTTCTATCTCATACCGTAAAGATTCGCAAGTAAATGTTGTTTGCCCCTTTAATCGTCCTGTAAAATTATCTTGCTTTAATATATCAAATGATTCTTGATTTACTATCCCACCACCACAAAATTCATGCATATAATACGGACGATAATCTGCTGATATCACATTTCTTCCGCATGCCATGGATTCTAACGCCCCACGACCAAAAGAAATAACTAAATCAACTTCGTTAATTAATCCAATAATATCACTTACATGTATATCTATCATTAAAACCTCAAAATCTTTACAAGCTGCCTTAACTATCTCTTTTGCTGCACCACCATAATTAGGCGATGATAAATACAACACTCGCTTTAGTTTTTTGTTTATTGGTTTATTAGGAAAAAACTTAACACAATCAATACCATTTCGAATCACTTGGTAATTCCCTTGTGCAATTTCTTCTGACACAGCAACGTATGCATCTGCACCCAAAGGAAAAAATTCTATATCAACAACTTTGCTATGCGATGTAAAAATACGAAAAATATCTTCCGGTATCCTACTAAAGCATGGTGTATGGTTTACTATTGCAAAATCATAAATATTATCTATCTTAGTAACAACTGAACAAAATTCTGAGACCTTTTCACTCATTATTCCAGGATGATTAGTATAAATATCAACAGTATGCGATTTTATTAACTCTTTAGCTAATGCGTACGTCCAAGCCTCAGTACCATATCTATAATGCATCGAATTATTTGTAATAAGTATTCTCATATCCTATGCTCTACATGCTGCATCTGCATTTTCTTTACCTTCCCATGTAGAACGCCCTTCACCTAAATGTTTAACTCGATATGGTATAGATACTACAGCTTTACCCATATTCTTAATACATGTCTCAGCATCCCTTGTCACCCACTCATCAAATCCAATATATGGACGGACCCAATGACCACCTTGAAATGGTACCATCTTCTGTATATCAGAAACCCGCATCACTAAATGACAACCAGACGTAATTGGCTTTAAAAATGCCATACCATATGCAGGCAAAGTAAATACCTGTGTCACTTGTAATCTACAATCATGGTACCCACTTACTATACCAATAGTAGGGTGATCATTAAGTATCTGTATATATTCACTAATCCTACTACATAGCTGAATATCATCATCCATAAAAACTACATGTGTATACTCATGTAACCTATGCACAATACTTATATTTAATGCTTCGCATATTCCCACACGTTTATTAACATAACTAATTTCTACATTTTTTAACTGTAGATCATCTGGCAATACACAAATACCATCAACTGTAATTATTACATCAGCTTTAATATCATTATATTCGTTTATCGACCTAATTGTTTTTTCTAGTAAATCATTCCGTGTTCCTAACGTTATAACAGATATCAATACTCTTCTATCCATCAAATATATTGGTTGATAATTATCGCATTTCCTCCGATTAAAATTCAGTACCACCATACGGGTACCCTCAAATCGCTTTTTACGTTCATCTATACACTCATAAATACAAAAGCTTTTTAAATTAGTAGCATTATAAAATCTATATCTACATGTTATACATACACACATTATGCATATTTCCCTTCGTATGGCTCGCACATCCCATTAATTTGCGCATTTATCAATATTTTAAAATCTTCTGCACACTCTATACGTATAACACGTGTACCCTGCTGATCCATCTGTGGTCCTTGCTTTGCCGCTACAATATTCCAAGTTATCTCAAATCCACGGTTTAACATTCTCAATGCTTCACTATAATAGGTCATACCATCTATTTGCATATGATCAGCAACACCTAGAAAATACTCACGATACGCTTTAATTACCTCCTCACACATAGTATGTTGCCTAGGAGTAGGACGCCCACCACTAGCCTCTATCTCATAACGCGCCATGTGAATCTGATCCCTCATCATAAGGAACCTACCTAGCCGACGTTCTGGGTTTTCCTGTCTATCCCGAAGTAACAAATTAATATTTCTATGAAACCTACCCCGCCGAATCTCTTCAGTTAAATATCCATTATGTGCAATTTCTATATCATCTAATAACATTGCTGGTTGCACAGATTTATTTATCTCGGTCTCAACATGCTCATGTATAATCCCGTAAAATTGCACACCTTTACCAGTACGCCAAATCCGAACAGGTAAATCAGGTTTAAAGCAATTTACAGGTTGTACACTAAAATGATGCTGCCTAATAGCATACCCAGTATATACATTATCTTTTAAGTATTTTCTAAGATTCTCAGACAACAACAAAATCTCATCGCTATCAATCCATACCACCCAATCTGTATCAATATATTTAAGTGTTTCATTCCTAGCTTGTGCAAACCCTACATCAAGCGGATTAGGTCCAATATATACCCTATTTGTATACTGTTTTGCTATTGATATAGTGCTATCAGACGATCCAGTATCAACTATTACTATATCATCTACTATATGCTGTACACTTTTTAAAGCCTGATGTAACATACTTTCACAGTCTTTTACAATCATACTTAGTGTTACTGTTTGACGTGGACTTTGTATTGCCAATTTTCTCTCTATATTAATTTGCCCAGTACGTCGATTACTGCTCATAATATATGACACAAAATGCCACCCAATTATACCTCCAGCACGGCTCTTTCCAGCATAACCAACACTAATAGAATACCCACTTTTTGCCCCCAATAAATCTGTAAGATCTGCACGTTCTAAATTCCACATCCATCCTTCAAGAGCACTAGCCGAATATGTATCAACAATATCAGGTACTAAATCACCCCATTCACCTGTTGGAGTTGATATAATTATTGTACCACCATTAATTACCGACTTTTCAAGCAAATCAATAAATACATGTGGTTCCTTTTGCAGGTGTAGCACATCCAAACTCAATACACAATCACACTTTTCACTACGATACACCCATTCAGATAGTGCATAAAAAGATACATTCTCCGGTACACCTTCCACACATGCCAATTCTTGTAGTCCCTTTATTTTTTCATCAACTATATCTGTCCCTATAAACTGTATACTCGGAAAAACTTCAGCTAACCCAAATATATATTGCCCAATATCACAACCATAATCCAATACAGTTTTTACTTCTCTCCCATGCTTAACCAAATCAGAAATTACTTTTTTAGCATACTCTAGTTTAACATTATTTCGATACTGTGCAATCCCAGCAATACTATCAATCTGTGGTTTACACTTTTCAAATTGCTCTTTAAACTTACCTTTATCAAAAGATATTGCTTCCTGATTTTTTATTTTTATACACATATACTCATCATTATAAAATGAAAAATGCCTTAGCATTCTATCTTCATTATTAGTTTGCTCAGCAAAGTAATCAAATATATTTGATTCCCATTCTGCTGCAACATCCGACCAATCCATACTACTAGAACGTTTATACCCCAATTCTATAAACTGCTCACGTTTTACGTCATCACCTACTAATATAAGCAATTCTCGAATAAACTTCGCTTTATACTCTTGAGTTGCTGCATTACCATCAATAAACACACCCGCGTCACCCAATGTCTCAGGCAAAGCCCCTAACCTACTTGTAAGCACCACCACACCTGCGCACATACATTCTATCGCACTGATACAGGATATTTCCTCAAATCCCGTAGGATACGCATATACCGCCGCCTCTTCATAATGCTTATATAATACGTGCTTTGGTAAACTTCCCAAATTAGTACAATTAGGCAACTGCTCAATACGTCCCCACAACGCCTCATAATATGCTTTCATCTCTGGTACTGTATGATCGTACCCTGCGACATACAAATGTATTTCAGGATCAATTCGCAACAATTGTTCCATTATTCCATTAATGCCAACTAAATTCTCAAGACCTCGCTCTGGTCGTGCAGCATACATAAGTTTCTTTGGGTTCTTCTTACTTCCACCTTTCCCAAAATCACTAAGCGTAATACCATTCCTAGTTTGCCACATCGCCTCCTTCGGTATTTTTAACGTATCAACTTGTTGATCAATATGAAACTTACTCAAACCTGTTATACAATTAAGGTTCCACAATACTTTATGAATCTGCGCTCGCAACGGCTTAACAGCCAAATCATGATTCCATAATATTGTCATTTTCGCTTTATTCGGAACACCAAGTATACTTGAATTCCGCTGGACAATTAAAACATCATGCTGACAATTCTGAATAAAATTTACTGCGTCTTGAATTGGTCGATAAGTTACCCCGTTATGCAAACCCGGCCCACCCGTTTTCGGATTTAAGCAATTAGAAAATACAGTTACAACATGCCCCCTTTGTACAAGCTCTTCTGACAATTTCACCGCTGCTGTTTCCGAACCACCTAGACTATGTCGTGTCAAACTACCACCACTAAATTCCATGCCAGGTACAATAAACACAATACTTAGTTTTATCCCTTTCATACGCTTCTCTGCTCCTCTGCTACAATCTTTACATTAATACCATCTAAACCCGTCTTTTACTTTACGATATAACCATAAATAATCACGAACTACATTCGGCTTACCCCATCGCTTTTCTGCAACTCTTCTACAGTCTATAGAGTTAATATTCTTAATCTTATCATCATCACGTAAATAATCTACAAACTGCTGTTCATCTTTAACCAATAGCCCAGTAATACCATGCTCTACAGTGTGCGACATAGCCCCTCTATCATATACCAATACAGGGCACCCGCACATCAAAGCTTCCATATTTTTATAACTCGTAATTTCCATCTGATTTACTGGGTAAACCAACGCTTTCGCTTTTTGTAGACATTCTATCTTAACCTCATCAGAAACACTACCCAAATACTCTATGTCACCAATTGACTGCCGTATCACTTCATTTTGATAACTTTCTGGATCACTCGCAACACCCTTACCACCAATTATTTTTAATTTAACACCAGCTTCTCGACAAATTCTAATAGCGTCTAAACACCCCTTCTCATAGGACAACTTACCCACAAAAACAAACCAATCCTCCCTTTTTACATCTGGGTTGTATTGATATTTTTGAGTATCGACTAATATTGTTTCTTGTACAATCGACTCTTGTTGATACACGTCCATAAATCTTACTTTTGACCACTCAGATAAACTAATAACATTATGATGTGGTTGAGGAAATTTTGCAATGTAGGGGTCGTGCCAATACACACTAATAGTAGGTGCATCTAAGCCCTCTATCCGTGAATACCAATGTTGGTGTGTTAAATCATGTATTACACCATACTGATCATTTTTAATTTGCTGTAAATTATTTAATACAGCCTCCTGCTCTCTACCAAGATCAGAAGTAGCATCAAACCCAACAGAAAAAAGGGTAACGCCCATAGGTGGGACAGTACCCTTTGCAGCAAATAATACCACATTACCGCCTTGACGCCTCAGCTCATCAGCAAAATCCCAAGCCAAACGCTCCATACCACCATAACATAAATCTGGTGTAACAGCAAAAGCCAAAGCACTCTGCACCATAATTTTCATAGTGCTTTTAATCCTTTTGTATTTTTCTTATTACAGATCTACCTCCCTCAAACTTTTCCAATAATCTAATAATCTCCTCATACTGCACAGCCACTTTACGCTCAAATTCTACAATACGTGTTTCTAATCGTGCAATTCGTTTTCTAACACTTACTATTTCCATATGCCCCCCAATATACCTATGCCAAACTACCAGTCGCCAAAAACATAGACGTACCATCACTAAATAATGCAACTTTTCTTGTAGTGTCAAACTGCATTATTCCAGCGGCTGGAATAACTGTAACAGCAGAAGCAACATTTATAACTCTAAGAGAAGCCGATCCCACTGTATAACCAGATATTGTTCCCACTTCTGTAGTTAATGCCCCCAAAGAATTAGTAATGCTCGTAATTCCACTATCATCATTATCCTGTGATCTAGCACTTTTATATAACGCCCAAATACTACGCATATTTATATCCCTCTATAATTTGCATATTATTTACTACTAAAACTTTATAATGTATGTTGGTGAGCGAGGAGCGTCTCTCACCAACAATCTCCGGAGATGGTTACAGCACACCTACTACCACTCCATGCGCACATAATCAATCACTTTTACTGACTAGAACCCACACCAGTCCTCAAAAATCCCAAATTACTATCCACAATTTTCTCATCCTGATAATACCCAACATGTAAGTCTTGTCTCCCTGTTTTATCGTCCATCGGAAAAGTTCTTACTTGCATATGCGGAACACCTTCGATCATCCATCTAAAAGAATACCCAAATGTAGGTTCCTCTTTACTTGGTGTAGGAGGGGCATAAAACAAAAGTACATTGTCATTCCAAATCTTAGAGAGTGCCATAGTCGCCCCCTCAGCCGCTGAATTACGATATGCACCACCCACCAATACGTTTTCTATTTCCAACAAATCCCGTACATGCGCTACCCTGGGTATGCCACCACCATGAGGAAAGATCAGGGTTTGTATCTTTTCAGAGTCCCTAAACTTACGCCAAGAAGCTTTACCAAATACAATACCATTCGGCATATATCCAGTGAGATCTTCAAACGTAGCTATGTCCCCCTGCAAATCTAAATACGGATCTGCATTACTAGTACCCCATGCTGATGCCGTAGTAGTCGAACTTCCTACATTCGAAGTGCTATTTACCTGATTTGCAACACGAAGCTCGTAATTAATATTCAATATATTAGTTAGAAATCGCGCACGAATTATCTGTGTATTCAATGCCGCATCTGCATTCTTCAATTCCTCCCTAGTTAGATATGTCCCAAGTGCATGATTTTTTGCATAATAACCGTCACTAGAAACATCAAACGAAATATAATTAGGAAGCCGTCCAGGACTCCTATAATCTGGCTCGTCTCTAAACATATCCCCCTGATCCATTTTATAGAATCGATCCGATTGTTTGTCTACTGGAACAATCGGCATAATCATATTAGCAATAAAACCCCTCGGTTGGTAATTAATAACCACCTGACTCAATGCTGCATCAATATGCACATCACTTGGATCAAGATCATATTGTTTTACAGTAAAAATATCACTACTCATATCCATATCCCCCATATTCTTTACAAATACTATGCAAGTGCACTAATAGCATTTGAACAATTCAGTACCGTTGTTGCTATCATCCCAGACGCACAGCCATCAACAATAAATCCAAATGTTTTTGTACCAGAAGTAGCAACAGTCGCCCAACCAGAATCAGCTACGCTAAGTAAATCCCCATACGAACAAGCGCCGCCAACACGTATTTTTGAAACCCCTATCGCTGCAACATTTGCATGTTGTGCTGATTCTGGTTTATTTTGTAGTACACCTGCACAATCTGAACCAGCAGTATCAGTAATATTTACTTTATTATCACCAGTCAACTTTACACAGTAAAATTGTAGGCCGCTAAGATCAGCAGCAGCCAATGCCGGAAACCCCATCTGTTGTCTCTCGTAAGCCATAATTCACTCCTTTCTATTCACAAACACCCATTGTATATTCAAAATATCGAGTTTTCAATTCTGGATCTGAACTAAGTACAGCTTTCATAGCATCTACATAATTAGTGCCTGTGTGCTTTGTCATATACTCAGTTGTTCTCTGTGCCAATTCCGCTTTAGCACTATCGCCGTATTCACGCATAGTATTCTCACTCTTAGCACTCTCTGACATATGTACAAGTTCTGGCAACTCAGAAACGAATTTTTTTACCATATCAACAAGTGACATTTTATTAGATACACCGTCTACCGAATACTCTTTTACATCAGAACAACCCATCAAAATTTGTTCAATTAATACTTCATGTTTTGGAAGAATTCGTTTATTACCCTGCACACTATGTGCCTGCACATACGCCTTAATATCAGCATTTCTTTTCTGTTGTGCCAATTCATTCAACTGTAATGTGTATAGCTTATTATCCTCTTCCAATTTTTTAATTTTTTCATCAGCCTCAATAGCAGCCTCTTTATACGCCCGACAACTAACCAATTCAGCTTCTTTTGTTGCCAATAGTAATGTATACTCTTCTAACTTCTCATCAGCTTCCTTTTGCTCATATTCTTTAACTTCACTTTTTAGAATTATAATATCATTCTGTAACCCTTTAATGACTTCTTCTAGCCCCATACCATTTTCTCCTTTCATACTGACTTGTTCAAAAATATGTTTAGGCATATCCTCTTTTTTAACCTTTAGATTTGCGTACAACTCTTGCAATCTATCTTTAACTCTTTTGATATCCCTAGTTGGAATATCGACTTTCTGCCCTCTAAAACCACCGGGGGACAAAGCAGCAGCAACTCGTCCCAATTGACTACGTGTAACCTTCTTTAGCCCGTCAATGTCTTCCCAAATACGTAACTTCCAAGTACTTGGTTTTTGTGGATCTGGTACATATAAATAAGCTGCTTTAGGATATTCAACACCGGCTTCTACCTTTACTATTCTATTTACCAACGTGTCCTTATCTGCATAAATATCAAAACCACTTATATCATACTCTTTAACCTCTACATCCATTTCAAAAAACACTTCCAGTTCTTTTAAACTACTAACAGCTGGAATAGAAGTACCCAATAATGCTAACGCTTTTAACACTCGTGGATATATTTCTTTCGTAGTACCATCTATATAATTCCAAAATATCTCAGCACTAACCCGCTTAAATAATCCCTTCTTAATTGCAGTATACACAATTTTAGGTATATTTGCAATAGTGGCAACTAACTTATTACCCACCCTATTCAACTCAGTAATATATCCAAGTGCTGGTTGCTCCTGCTTACCACTATGTCCACATTTCAATACTGGAGTCCAATTATTTTTAAATACATTAAAAGCATCAACCATATGATCTAAATCTTCTTCTGTATATACATCACCTTTCCACTTACCTACAGCAAAAATCTCAACATTAACTAATTTATGTGTATCTTCCTCATACTGTAATACCCATCCTACACTATCCTCCCAATATATAGCTGTAGGCATAGCATTTTCTTGATTTTTCGTTCGTGCCACTACTGCATTAGCTTGACGAATAGCAGAAACTTCACAATCTTTTTGATCGCCTCCTATATTCATACATCGTTCAAGTACACCATTAGCTACAGTAACCCAAATTTTTTTTTGAACAGTCCCAAGTCCTTTTATACTCTTATCAACATCTTCAATTTTCCATGGCATATCAATTATTCCTTATATTTACCTATATTATATACAAAATCTTTAATAAAGCAAGTACAGCACCGTACTTTTTTGTGCATACAACATATTCTAATACTTTTCCACCAATTAATAATAACAAAATATTCATAATAAATAGGCTATCCATATATTACCTTCTTTTAAACCATTTATTATATGTACTCGTTTTGTCTGCCCTAATTTTTATATAGCCGCAAGCCACCGTAACTGTAACATTTCCTGTACTTACTAATTCTGCTTTTACATTCTATCAACCTAACCAACTACCTAAAAAGAATAACGCTAAATTTATTAGTACACCCATTATACCACCCAACCAAACTTTTCTATCCACACATAATCCATATCACTATCCTTATCTATACTATCAGCCGCCTCCTCAATTTGTCGTTGTATTCTGCTCATAAAATCAGCAATACTTAAAGCCACCTCAACTTTATACTCAGCATCCACACTAATATCAAAAATACCCGACTCTATATCAATATTAACAACACCATTAAATTTTTTAACAATCTCTCTAACACCAATCTCAATCCTAACTATCCACTTTTTTTGATCATCATATATTTTATTATTTATTATGCTCCCCATATTTTCTTATACTCCACCAATACGCCCACCAAATTCTTCAGAAAGAATTTGTAACGCCCTATCCATATCTCTTCGACTAATACTCTCAAACGGACCATCATCCACAGTTATGGCCACTAGAATTGACCTACAATTAAAGTTATTCGGTGGCATTAATCTACGAAATTCAGGACTATTTTTTCTTAGTATTTTACCATCCAAATGCTTACAAATCTCTGTTGTTCTATCATCCAATATCGCACTATACTGGTATGCTTGAATATAGTCCTTATACTTAGACGTAAATGCCAACTCTACACGCCCATGATTATATGCTGATAATACTCCCATACGTACTATTTGATCTGTTCTAAATGGCACTTTAACCGCTTCGCCTTCTACCAATTCTACTGTACCGATCCATGGATCATACACAGCAGCTACTTTCTGCATAATCTCTGCAGAACTTTCCCCATTCTCAAGACCAAACGTAAGTGCCCTTTTTATTTTACTGCTTATATTTGCGTCAATATCTCCTTTAATACGAAAACTCTGATCTGACAACCAATCAATAGTTCCTATATTAGGTATGCCCAAAGAATCCTTTTGCCCTATCTCATGTAATGTTGTTTGCTCTCCCATTCGATACGCTTCACGAAACATTTCCCTGAGTACTCGTTGCGCGTCTCTACCATATTTCAACTGCAACGAATTAATTAACTTCATGTTTACCGTACCAGCATCTAATCTACTACGTAAAAAATTTATTACATGTGTTCTTTGCTTTCCTAATATAGCCAAN